GACCCGCTACTCGCATCTTGTCTATGCTCTTGGCTTCATTGTTACTCGTGAAGCTTATGAGGATGACCAGTATGACGTGGTTGGTAGCCGCAAGGCGAAGTCGCTTGCTTTCTCGATGCGTCAGACCAAGGAAATCGTTGCCGCTACGGTTTACAATCGCGCCTTCACGGGCACGGGTAATCCGACGTATGGCGACGGCTCTGTTGCCCTTGTTGCTACCCACCCCCGGTGGAGTGGCGGCACGTTCAGCAACGTTCCTTCGGTTGCTATTGACCTGTCGGAAGCCGCGCTTGAGCAGGCTGTCATTGACATTGGTGGTTACACCGATGACCGTGGCCTCCTGATCGCTGTGCGTCCCAAGACGCTTATCATCCCGCGCCAACTGGCGTTTGAGGCCGAGCGTATCACCAAGACGGCTCTGCGAGTCGGTACGAATAACAACGACGTTAATGCTATCAAGAGCATGGGCCTTGTGCCTGAGGTTGTTGTTAATCACTACCTGACGGACAGTGATGCTTGGTTCCTGCGCACGGATGTCAAGGATGGCATGAAGCATTGGGAACGCCGTGGCGATGAGTTTGACATGGACGAGGATTTTGACACCGAGAATGCGAAGTATAAGGCTACGGCCCGCTACTCGTTCGGTCTCACCGATCCGAAGGCCCTGTACGGCTCGGCTGGCTCTTAATAGCTAACAACGGGGGTGGATCGCCACCCCCATTTTAAGGAGCTATTAAATGGCTATTAACTTTGTTGCCGATCAGACTGTAATCAACGGCCAAGTCAAACAAACTCTGGTGAAGGTGGTCAAACTTACGTCCGCCAATTTCACTGTGACGACTGCGACGAACGCCTTGGTTGCTACGCTGCCTGCGGATGCAACGATTCTTGGTTTCACGTACTGGAACAAGACCAAGCTTGCTGGTGGTAGCATTTCTGCTGCTGCTCTCTCGCTCGGTTCGACCAGCGGTGGTACGGAGTTTGTGAGCGCGTTTGACGTGTTCACGACTGTCGGCACCCAAGCTGTTCTGTCTCCGGTGACGGCTATCATGCAACCGTATGCGGTTCCGCAAGGAAGCGACATCAAAATCTACGCGAAGGGATTGGCCACGACTGGCTCGCCCACGAGCGGTGAGATTTACGTAACAATCGAATACGTTCGGTAAGAAGATGTACCTTAAAGGGGGTGTTTTGGCTCAACGGCTAGGCATCCCCTTTTCTTTTGGAAAATAAATGACTACTCAAACCCGCGCGTTCCGACCGCTTGCCGCCACGCAGAACACTGCGGTTACGTCAGCGAGTCAAACTCTTACTTTCACCTATGTTGCTGGCACACGCGCTATTCGCGTTTGCAACGTGGGAACTGACACTGTGTTCATTAATATCATCTCTACGGCCTCTGCTACTGTGGCTGCCGGTGTACCAATCCTTGCTAACACCTGTGATTGGTTCACGATTACTAATGACCAAACTACCATTAAATTCATTGGCGCTGCTGGTGGACTTAGTACTCTTTATGTCACCGTTGGCGAGGGGATGTAATCCTCCACTCATGAAAGATGACAATGGATGTCTGGATTTTGCCAGTGGTGCTCAACGTTGTGTTGGGCATTATTGCGTGGCTGGGGAAAACTCAGCTAGATAACATGAGACGCCAGCAAGAAGAGACCGAAAGGAAACTTGAGCAGGCTCAGAAAGACATCAATAGTGTCAAGAACGAGTACCTGTCCAAGCAAGACTTTCGAGACTTTAAGCAGGAACTCTACAATCGCATGGACATGAACCATGCCGATCTAATTCGTCAAATCGCAAAGGGGCAGTAATGTCTAAGGGAGCCAGATGGCCCGGCGATTGGCTGGCTATATGTGATAGCTGTGGCCTGAGGTTCCCCTCCAGCAAGCTTAAGAAGCGCTGGGATGGGCTGATGGTTTGCAGCGATGACTGGGAGCCACGCCACCCGCAAGAGCTTCTCAGGGTTCGTCCTGAGCATGTCACTCCCCCGTGGGTGAGACCAGAGCCTCCGGATGATTTCATCCATGTGTGCAATGTCTGGGAATCGAGCCCATATGCTGATCTGGCTGTGGCTGATTGTGCTCATGCAGATGTAGGCACTCCTGATCTCTCGTTTGCTTTCTTGGTCAATGTTTACAACGACCATTTCTATCCTCTCCTCTTTGATCCGTTCGGCAATCCCGATGTTGATGAAGAAGACGAGGTGGTGGTGCCTCCGACTGGAGATGCTGCGCTCAAGTTCAACTACAACACCAACTCACAATACCTCGCTCTAACTAGCGTGGGAGGAATGTAAATGCCGACTATTGACGTTCTAGACGCAACGGGTGTCACACAAACTGTTGCAAAGGTTCTTGCTACCGGAAGCACGACTGACAGTGGCAGCTTGCCTGTCGCTTTTTCTACGGAAGCCAAGGCCGCTACTGGGGCTCTGACTGAAACTGCTCCTGCCACTGACACAGCTTCGTCTGGTCTCAATGGCAGACTGCAACGAGTTGCACAGCGGATCACCAGCTTAATCGCTCTGCTCCCGGCTTCTCTGGGAACCAAGTCGGCAGCTACCAGCCTTGCTGTTGCTTTGTCTACGGAAGATGCGGCCAAGTTCCCTGCCTCGGTTGGGTCCAAGGCTGCTGCCTCCAGTTTCGCGGTAACGGACTCCACGGAAGACATTGCTCGCATGGGCATTGTCACGGAGACGGCCCCGGCTACGGACACGGCGTCGAGCGGCATTAATGGCCGCCTCCAGCGTATTGCCCAACGGCTTACTTCTCTGCTGCCGGCTGGCTCTGCGGCTGCCGCCAGTTCGCTCGGTGTTACGTTGTCTACGGAGAACGTTGCTCAGATTGGTGCGGTAACGGAATCGGCTGCGGCCACTGACACAGACAATAAAGGTTTGAATGGTCTGCTGAAGCGGATTGCTCAAAACCTTACCACGCTTAACACCACGCTTGGCACAAGCAACACGCAATTGCCTGCTACTCCGAGTGGAGTGGGCTGGCCTGTCATTACTCGCGCTGCTAATACCACGGCCTATGCGGCTGGTGATATTATTGGTGGTATCATCACTATTCCCACTGGACTTACCTCCGGACAAAATGGAATGCTGTTGTCCGCAGACATTATTGGTTTGATTGCTTCTGTGCCATCTGGAATGACTACATTTCGGCTGCATCTATACAACGCTTCTCCGGGCTCGGCGCACGCCGACAATGCTCCATTTGATCTGGCCTCAGGCGACAGAGCATCTTATCTTGGTTTTGTCAGCATTGGTCAAATTGTTGACTATGGTCAATCTATCTATGCCCAAAGCGACGCGTTGAATCGTCCCTTTGACTTGGACGCTTCAGCCAACCTCTATGGGTATCTGGAAACCATTGGAGCATTTACTCCAGCCAACAACTCTGAAGTGTACTGGCTGCGCTGCCACTTCCTTGGAATCTAAATGAATAAGCATCACGCTGCCATTTTCTTCCGTAGAAGCTCGGCGGACACAACCAAACCAACTCTTGTTTCAGCCGTCATTGAAGATGCGGCGGACACCATTGTTGTACTGACATTCACCGAAAACCTTGATGGTACGTTGGCTGCTGCTGCTCGATTTGGCGTGGCTGGTAAAACCATCTCGTCAAGAGCGGCGGGTGCTACGGCCAACATTATTAATCTCACCCTATCTGCCGCAATTGTGCAAGGTGAGTCGCTGACCACCAGCTATACCAAGAATGGCACAAACGACTTGGCTGATGCCGCTGGCAATAAGGTCGATGACTATACTGGTGTGGCAATTACCAATAACGTCGTAAGTTCGTTCGTCGGTGACACGTTTGCAGCCACAGGCACGCTTGGCACGGCGAGTGATGGCGTCGCGTGGAATCTGCAAGGCTACCCGTGGAAAGTCGTTTCCAACTATGCATGGGTTGATGATACCGCCAACAATGGATACTCCGCAATAGCTACCAGAACGAATGCGGTAGGTGCAGACTGCACGACTGATTGGTCGGAGATTCTTGTTGATGGCGAACATCCGGGGGTTCTTTTCCGTGTGGTTGACTCAAACAACTTCCACCTGATCTACTTTCCGAACAATGGCTCATTCGTCATATATCGTAGAGTCGCCGGTACTTATTCTAGCGCGCTGCTAACCTCGGCAGGCTCTCAACACACCCCCAACGACGTTGCTCATTTGGTGGTGCAGAACAACTCAACGACCGGCGATATCACCGTGACGTGCAACGGCAACACGCCGGAGGTCTACAACGACGCGACGCAAAAAACAGCTTCCGGATTCGGCATGTATATCGAGACCGTCGCAGGCTTTAGTACCAGTCTTGCCCACTTCAAAACTGTTTCAGTAACATGAGAATTCTAATTGGTACGAGGGATGGTGGTGGTGGTGGACTGCCCACTCTGCCATCTGGCTATCTCTTCCTAGTTGACGACTCCGGTAATTACATTACCGACGATGATGGCAACTTTATTATTGTTCCGGAGTAACTATGGTCACTACTGTAACCTACGCTAATTTTGTTGCTAGTCTTGATGACTCAGAAGCAGGCGCTGCTGCGTATGCTGGTGTTGTTGTTGAAGATGGCGTGGCAAAACAAACGCCAGCAATTAACCTCGGAGAAATTCCAAGACTTGCTGCCAACTCCAGCCGCAACCTCACAATCAACGACGTGCGTGCTGGTATTATAACAAGTTATAGTTCCGGCACTACGGTTCTGAAGTTGCCTACCTTTTATGAACTTGGTTGGACACGCGACTCTGGAAATCCCGTTGAACTTTGCCTCATGTTTGAACGTGGTGGTACGGGTGCTCTGTTTGTCAACCCCTCGCTGTATCTTGGCTCAGTGGCATCACAAGCTGCAATGCTCGCTCTAAACCCAACCGAAATTGGGGATTTTTGCAAACGCTCAGACGTAAGCAACCATTTTTTCATGCACACCTCTGGTGATGGTGATTCGGCTGGTCATTGGACAGATATTGGCTCTTCTGCCACTAACATTCCCACTACGGCCGGTGTAGCAATCGAGTGGAATGATCTCGACCCAAGTACACGCCCGCAGTGGGGTGCAGAGGTCTTGCTCAAGACCAACGGCCACGACTCTTGGTACGCTGTCTAAAATGGCTGAACCTGTTCTTTCATTGGCTCTGTTGGCTGATACTGGTGTTGCCAAGAATCTAACCAATCTTACCTCTGATACTAGTGTTGATTACTGGCTTCGGGGTGATTCTGGTGGTGACTGGATTTATCCATACGCCAATGGATACACGCCAGTGGGAGATTATTACTTTGCTGGTGTTTCCTCACTGATGCAGGGCAAGCTCAACGGAGGCGAGCGTATTCAGATGACTACGTTTACCCCAAGTGGAGAAGATGAGAATGTGTTCATGCAATCCCCACATACCATGTCGCCGGGTTTGTTTATTGAAGGATATGATTGTCGGGTTGCTTCAAGCGACGTTTCATCGTCTACGGCCTTTCGTTGCGTGATGTTGGGCTCACAGATTCCCTGTGGACTTGTTTTTAGAATCCCTGCCAATCAAAACCTAAATCGCTTCACTTGGTATGGACAGGTCAACACTGCTACGGGTGCCGGCAATTTTAATGTCACTGCAACACTTGCGGATGGGTCTGTGGCTCCCCAAACACTGGCCCTGACCAAAAACACATCTGCTAGCTTCTTTACCTGCGACTTTCGTTGTGGGCCCGATGCTGATAGCGAATTGGAAATTAAAGTTCAACTATATCAAACCCCCGGTGCTGGTAGCGAAGACTATGCCTTCATTGGAATGTTGGCAGCAACTCTCGATGTAGCTATTCCCCCGGCACGCTCACGAGGTATCAAGCGTTATTTCCAACAGATTGGTCGCTCGGGAGGAGCCCTTTAATGAAATCAATTCTGCTCGCTATTGCACTGGCGTTGTCTTTTGGGGCGACTGCCCAAACTGTTGCTGTGCCTGATGATAGGCCGACTAATGCGTCCCCCGACACTTCAATGGGGCCAACTCGATTGTTCATCGACACTACGACCATGCCAGTTCATGGCAATTCTGGTCGCACTGGCTTTCGCGCTCGGCCCACTTGTACTGGAAGCTCTTGCCCAGATGCTCCGGTTGATAACTCACCGGGCGGTGGTGGTGGCTTCCGAGTTGGTTGTTTCTTCTCCCACTCCGCGTTTGATGATCCCATTGTTTGGCCGGGCAAGCCGGGTAAGACCCACTTGCATGCATTCTTCGGGAACACTGGAACTTCCAGCCAGTCCGACGTGGACAACATGCACCTATCAGGCAATAGCACCTGTGATGGTGGCTGGTTGAATCGAAGTGGCTATTGGACTCCTCCGCTGGTTTATGACTGCCCTCCGGGGGACGTGAGTGGCTGCAACACAGCTAGGCATGGTGAGGTGCTTCTTCCGTCGCACATGGTTGCATATTACAAGAGCGAAGGTCTGGACAACACGGCCATCCCCAATGTTGCTGCAACTGTTGTTTGGCCCCCGGCAGGGTTGCGCATGATTGCTGGCGATCCGAACAGGACAACTTCTCTGTTGGGAACCGGCCACAGTTTTACTTGTGAAGGTGGGGGATTGAATGCTACTTGGTATTCCATCCCGACCACAGCCCAAGCAACCACTTCCAGTGGTGGAACGCACGGAGAATATTGTGAAGAACTTATAGCTGTTATCGCCTTCCCTGAATGTTGGGATGGGGTATCCCTTGGAGGCGTTCTCGGCAGAGGGCACATGGCCTCGGGCGACTTTTACAATGGTTGTACAGACCCCGCATTCCCAGTGTTGTTCCCTATGATTTCCTTCCAAGTTCATTATCAACCGGCCTTAGCTGATATGAGCTACTACGTTCTTGCCAGTGACTTCCCACGAAGTGCTGGCTATGTTCGGGGAGGCACACTACATGCTGACTGGTTGAATGGCTGGAGTAGCAGCACGGCTTGGCTTGCTGGCCTGACTGGTCAAACCATCACCGATGTCATCCTTGCGAAATGCAACCACATTAGCCACAACTGCGAAGTTAGCTTGATTGGTGATCCTGTGCCGGCGCAACCACTCACATGGTACAGACTGTATTAGCCCTGATTTTTCTTCTGTTCGTTGGGATGGCATGGGCCATTCCTTCTGATGAAGAAGCACAGAATGCCCATGCTGCTGGCAGATGCGGAAGTCTTGGTCCCGGCATTGGCCTCGGTGAAGATGGTACAGGCTGGATTGTCTCAATGATCCCCGGCACCCATGAGTTTCGCGTGCGGGGCAAGGGCACTGTTGGTGTCACTGTTGCAATGCGAACGAAGCAAGACTTTGATGTGGGACGGCCATATTACATTGTGTACAAGCCCGCCTCGCCTGATGATGTGCTGGAATGGAAAGTCCCCTTCAAGGGGGATTGGGGTCCGGTATCAAAGCTGTTTCTCTATCCACAGGGTTATGACCCGAAGAAAGTAAATAAATGAGCACTTCCGGTGTAACCATTACTGAGATGAACTCAAGCAGCATTGTTGCTGCGGCCATGCGGAAGATCGTGCTGGCTAAAGGACAGGCTCCTGATGCCGAAGACCTTGTGAATGGCAAGGAGGCTCTGAACAACCTCGTCGCTGAACTGATGACTTTGGGCATGCCTCTGTGGGCTCTGCGCACCACCACGATTACTATGGTGGCAGACCAATCCAGTTACACGCTTGTAAATCCCTTCCCCCTGAGAATTCAGCAGGCTTGGTCCACCATCTCGGATGGCACCAGCAAGCAAGAACTCAATCCTACGGCCAACTACGACTTCAATCTGTTGCCCACGGCCACTGTGACTAGCGGAGTGCCGAGCCAGTTCACCTACCAGCCTAACATCAACTATGGAACACTCCAAATCTGGCCTGCTCCTAGTACTGCTGTTGTTGCTGACAGAACTTTGTATATTAGGTATTTGGCTCCATTCGATCAGTTCGTCAATGCCAACGACACCCCCTTCTTCCCCCGTGAGTGGAATAACACGCTCATCTACGGACTGGCCCATCTGCTGGCTCCTGAGTTCGGAGTGCCTTTGAATGATCGTGGGATGCTGGAAAAGCAATACGACAAGCATCTTGAAGTGGCTCTCGGCTCAACGCCTGAGCAAGCTTCTATTTACTTCCAGCCTGATCGCAGAGACTATTAATGGCTTTCTCCAAGCAGCCGGTCAATTCGACCTACACAACCAAGACGGTTTCCTTTGCAAGGGAACTGGCTGGCCGTGGACCTACACGTGCAAAGGATGCCTACCTCCAGAACTGCTATATTGAAATGCAGAAGAACAAGGAGATCAAGGACAACGAGTTGGTGATTGTCAAACGGGCAGGTGCCATCGAGCAGATTCCTGCGGCTGGGTCTAATGGTATCCGTGGGGTGTACCTGTGGAAAGATCAGAGCAAGTTGTTCGTAGCTACGGACGATGACATCTACGTCTACAACTCTACGACTCTGGCAGCCATCACCACCCTCACTGCCGTGTTTGGCTCGATTGGTGGTCCTGTGGGATTCAATGAGTTCCTCTATGAAGATACCACGGTAAAGCTTATCGCCACTGATGGGGCTACCCTCGTTACGATTGACACGTCCAACACAGTGGTTGCTGCCACTAGCCCGCCAGCCCATCTGCCCATCCCTGTGTTCCTGAATGGTACGCTTTACATTGTTGGCACCGACTCTTCCACCATTTATGGGAGCGCCAGTAATGATCCTCTCGACTGGTCGGACAGTGGGAATGCCATTGATGCGGAAATGCAGGCAGACAAGATTCTATACATCTCCCTGCTGAACAACTACATTGTGGCGTTCGGCAGCCGCACCATTGAATACTTCTACGACGCAGCTAATGCTGACGGTAGCCCGCTGTCCAGAAACGACAGCCCCATCAAGTCGGTTGGCTATCTTGGTGGCTTTGCCAAGCATGGCAACAAGATTTACTTCATTGGTGAAACCTCAGAGAGTGTGGCTGATGTCTATCTCTTGGAAGACTTCAAGATTAGCTCACTCGGCAATGAGGCAGTGAGGCGCAATTTTGCTCATGGGGATGATGGCCCTGTTGCCGGGATTACTGGCTTCAATGGACATGACTTCTATGTGGTGTCTTCTTCTGACACGACGTTTGTTCTGGAGATTGAGACCAAGTTGTGGTCTACATGGGTGACGGCTGGGGGCAGCTATTTCCCCATGACCAATTCTGTTCCCCAAAGCACGGCTAGCTTGCCCTATCTGAATTTCTTCACCCTTGTTGGCTCACAGGCCATCTTTGGTTTTTCCACTGATGTACATACGGATGACGGGGATGACTTCACAGTGGTGATGGTTTCCGACAACGAATTCTTTGATAGCTACAACCAAAAGGTTTGTAATCGGCTGTCCATCTATGCCGACAAGCCCACAGAGTCGCTAGAAGTCCTAATGCAAACTTCTGACAATGACTACCAAACGTGGAGCACTGGTCAAAGCATTGACCTCTTCCAAGAACTTCCGGCGAAGTATCGTTGGGGACAATTCCGCAGACGCGCACACAAACTCACCTACACCGGGGACCAGCCTCTTCGCGTATATCAAATCGAGCTGGACCTTAATATGGGAACTTCCTAATGGCTGATACTACTTTCGCTTCTGGCACCGTGATTGCCAGTACGTGGCTTAACGATGTTAATGACCATGTGTATAACAGCCAAGGTGGGAGTGTGCTTGACTACATTCCCAAGACCGAGCACGCAGCCATTCTGGCAGGCACCTCCACTCTGGATGTATCTAGCTACTTCAATGCTGCTATTGCTGCTCACACCACGGTGTATGTTCCTGCTGGCACCTACCTGATCCGCTATCCGATCAACATGACTGGTCGGAGAGAGCTTTACAACTGGGGCAAGCGCCTCATTGGTGAAGGTAAGACGAAGACAATTATCAATGGCTACACAGGGGTGTATCCCATTATTGATACGCTGGGCATGAATGACTTCCGGCTGCAAGGGATGGCCCTCAACAGCGACAACGGGTCGGTCACAGGTGACGCAGCCGACTGTGCTTCTATTGGCATCCTGATGGGCCGTGGGGCTATCAACACCAGTGCCAACCAAACCAAGACAATTGACATTGCAATCAACCTCACGTCAGACTTCACCCGCAATGGTGGGGTTGGAACCATTGGCATTGTCAATGTGGGTTGCGAGCACGTCTACCGTGATAGCTGCGCCATTACGGCCAATCTGCCGGGTCTGGACCACAATGGCGACAGTCTCATAACCATCTCCACTTCCAGCAGCATTCCGGCTCTTGGAGCCTTCTACGAACAGCCCATCTCTGGTGCTGTTAGTTGCACCATTTCCGAAAATCGGAACATGATCTTGATTTCATGGGACAGCTATCGTGCGTGGTGGTTCCATCAAGTTGCCAATCATACTTGGACCAGTGGCTACACCTCCACTCGCCTGCTGACGACGGCTGCCTTTGCTGGCACCCACACATTCGACATGCAGGGTGGTGGGTCGAACATGCACTTCCAGTTCTACCAAGAAGTTTCTGGCGTGTTCTCTGGCACCTATCACATGGACCATGGCTACTTCAACTACATCAGCGGCGTATGGGATAACATCACAGCCCGCATTGTTCGGGGTGTGTCAGATGTTGGTAATACCTATCCCGGTGCTCCGGTGGCCTCGGTCACTGTTGGCTCTGCGGTGGCTCTGTGGGATAGTGAAATTGCTGCCAATTATCTGCCGAATCAATATGACGCCTCGGTTGACAACAATGGTATGGCAGCTAATGCTGTTGTGTACAGCGCAGCCCCTCATTCCATTCGCAATGTTAGATTTGTTCTGGATAGCTCGACCTCAGGGCATGCGCCTTCTGGCTTGATTGCGTCCAACTTGCAGCCCTATTGCACCAACGTCACTGCCACCAACTTCTACACTGGTGTTCCGACCGATGTTGGAGGCACGTTCACTCCGGTTGTATATGGCTCTACTGCGGCGGGTGCGGCCACCTACACCTTCCAACAAGGGCTGTATCAGCGCAACGGTCAGTGGGTTGACTTCACTCTTGCTGCCACTTATACCGGCCACACTGGTACAGGCTATCTACGTATTAGTGGGCTGCCCTACACCTGTGCCGCTCAAGGGGTGGCGGTGAGTGTTCATTCAGAAGGCTTGCTTATTGGTACCGGCTACCAGATGACAGCGTGGATTCCTGAGAATCAGGCCGTGGTTCATCTCCTGCGCATTCCTCAGGCTGGTGGTGCAACTGATGGGGTGGCTATGGATGCTGACTGCACGATCTGGGTTACAGGTCGCTATAAGATTGCGTCTTCGCTCTAATGGCTGCTGTCATTCCCCCGTCCCCGGCGGGCACGCCTTTCGGCTCACAGACGTGGGCTGATTGGTATGAGAAGGTGCGACGTGCCATTAACGAGGCTGCTGAAATCTCGTGGACACAGCTTACCAATTTCACTGGCAGCAATCTGACGGATTTGGAAACTCGCAATCACAATGATCTGCAAACTCTGCAAGGTGGGACCACTAATGAGTTCTACCATCTCACAGCCGCTGAAGACACCGCTCTGGCTGCTGGCTACACTGGCAGTGTAACACTGGCCAAGATCACTCCCGGAGGTACGAATGGAAGTCTCACTGTATCTCACGGAATAATTACGGCCTACACAGCGCCGACCTAAGGAAACAATATGCCTACTGGTAATGACTCAGGGGATGCAGGCTGGAATGATTATGCCTTCCAGTATGGTTATCAGGATCAGCTTGGTCAAGAAAACGGGGCATCACTTGCCCCGGACGCTTCATTTGGCGCATTGGGTTTTGATGGGGATGAAAACAACTGGAACGGAAGCAATGGACTTAATGACCAGTTTCTGAAGAATCTTGGTTGGACTGGTGGCCGCCCCTACAACAATGTGGACTTCGGACCCCAAGGGACGGATGGTGGTGGTGGTCGCATGGGTCCGGGTGGTGTTCCCATCAATGACTCTGGCTACACGCCTGAGTGGCAACAGTTCGTAGCAGACAAAGGTTTGACGTTCAGAGCTAACAGTCCTGAGGGAACCTTTAAGTCCTTGCTGCAAGCTTACAATCCCAGTGGCAAACAGGTGGGCACACAGCTTATTGCCCGTCGTGATCCTGACAATGAATTTGCTGCCACTCTGGCAGTGCTCGGTGCAGCCTTTGGTGGCTTTGCTGGAGCAGGAATGGCGGCTGGTGCTGGCTATGGAGCAGGCACGGCAGTGGGTGGTGCAGCGGCTGGTGCTGGTGCTGGACTCGGTGGGGGGCTCGCTTCCTCGGCTGACATTAGCACGGGCCTGAAAGGTGCTGCCACTGGTGCATTGACTGGTGGGCTTACTGGTGGATTGGATGTGGCTGGTTATGCTGGGGTTACTGATCCCACCTATGCCAACATGTTGAACAAAGGTGTGTCAGGTGGAATTAACTCAGCAGCGAAAGGCGGGAACCCCATTACTGGAGCCGCTATGGGTGCTGGTGGAGCAGGAGCAAACGCTATGTGGGGTGAATTTCTAAAGAGCATGGGTGGCGGTGGAGAGAACTTCTCCCAAGGCTTCTCTGGTGGCTTCGATGGCTCTGGTGATAGCTCGGGTGGCTACTCTGCTGCTCCGTCTAGTGGAAACAACTTTGCCTCAATGGGCCTTAGTGGACAACAGACGCCTTGGCAAGTTGGTGGAGATTTCTCCCCGGCCCCGTTCCAACCCACCCTGTTCCAGACCATGGGCCT